GTCATCTGCCGCTGCCGCTAGTGCGGCATCAGGGAGGTCAAGCCTGTAAACACCCGGCATATAAACTGAATCAACTTCAGCAAAGCCACCAGAAATCCACGCCTGTCCTATTGTACGGGCTACCAGCGGTATATTTACGCTTGCTGTACGTGTGCGGTTGTACCGGGCTGATAGACCGGCGGTAGAGGCTGTAAGGCCTGTAACACCTAAGTAAAGCTCGATGCTTTGTGATGTACTGCCGGGAGCAATTCTGATCGTGGATGCGTTGCGCTCGGTTGGCAGGTACGCAGTAATACCAGTATTTGCAAAGTTAGTTATAGATCCAATGTCTGGCGTGGTCACTGACCAAGCGCGACTGTATAGGTCAGTCGCAGGCGCACCCGACAAAGTACCAGCCCCTTGATTCACACTACCTAAATAAGGTGCAAAGAACGGAATCGAAAGTGTTCCTGTGAGTAGACCATAATCAAACGCGAAACCGGACGAGGTAGTAGTCCTTGTTTGTGCTGACAATGCCGCTATGTTAGTTCTTGTTCCGATAAACGTATTGTAATTTTCAGCCAGTGTAGTACTTACTACATTTGTTATTGCTACCGTACTAACGATGTAGTTATTGTAAAAATACATTGTTGATGCACCAGGAGAGACTAGCTGCATTTGTATTGAAGCGTTAGCAGAATGCGTTATAGCAGTGTTGTTATAAAAATATACGTTGTCACTTTTATTTCCGTACGTTACTGCACCCAAACCATTTACAAACCATAACCCACCTATAGATAAACAGTCGGTAATATATGAACCCATATTTGAAACGGTGAAATTTTGAGTTTGTTGTCGATATAAGTAACCTACGCCATTCCCAACAAATATACATTGAGTCAATGATAAGAAAGCACCGGTGTTAGATGTACACGTATGCTGTACTGCGTGTCCTGTAGTAGTTGTTGTAAATACACATTTAGTAAATGTGATGTTTGTTCCACCAGATAAAGTTACGATTGCAGTAGTAGTAAACGCATCAAAATATATTGAGTTGAAGTTAACGTAACTTCGCGCTGATGCGGTTAAAGCTGGTGCGTCTGTAGGACTGGCTGTGTCGGATACATAGTTTGTGATACGCACCAGATATCCACTCGCACCATTGATGTTTTGAGCGTTCGTTGAATCACCTATGAAGTTAATTGCACTGCCTGCGGAACCAGAAACAGACAATGTAAAAGCCGCACGATATGTGCCTGTTGCTATGTATACAGTGTCCCCTGCTGCCGCAGTTGATAATGCTGCCGACAAACTTGTAGGAGCCAACGCCGTTCCAGGATATGTTCCGGTTCCGCTGACAGAAACGTATGCTATAGCCATTATTCAGCCGTCCCGTTACTAATCTGTTGAGCCATAACAAGTGCAAACTGCTGCACGATGCCGTACTGAAAGTCTTCATCCTGCATCACCCACCATTGATTGACAGACGTACCGTCAACACCAAACGTGCCTAGGATATTGCCAGCATCATCTTCAATGTCACCAAAGACCAGCCAGTCAGTAGACGGTGCAGGTTCCTTTTCAATGCGGAAGTTTTGTAGATTCATTAGATATCCCTCACATAGATGCGGAGTGGGCCGAACACTTGCGTGTCACTTGCCCCGGTGGTTCGTGTGATCGTAGCCGTGTAGGTTCCAGGGACGTTAGTCACGGTCGTATCGATTGTAAACGTAGCCCGTCCATCAGCTGCATATGTTGCCGTACAAGAGTAAGTGTCTACCAAGGTAGCACCGGAGTTGTAGACCTTAGCCGTTACCGTTGCACTCGTGATGTCAATCCCAGCGCCATTGTTGTCTACACACTGGATATCGATTCCGTGCTGTGCGCCTTTCTGAATGTCAAGCGGATCAGATGCACCAAGACCGTCAGCCTTGACCTCAAACGGCCCCATGCGTACAAGCACTGCATCAGTTGGTGCGGCTACAAGATTGACCGTCAGCACCGCGCCGTTCGTACCGCTTGCACCACGCACCACAATCGTGACATCAGATGCATCAGCGGCAAATGCGGCGTTAGGCACATCCAAACGATACACGCCCGGCACGAGGGAGGAGCTTATCTCAGCAAAGCCACCAGAAGTCCACGCGCCTGTTGGTGTCTGCGTGACCAGCGTAATAGCCACCGGAGCCGACTGGTTGCGGACGTAGTAGGCCGATAGACCGGAGGTAGCAAAGGTAAGCCCTGTAGCACCGAGATAGAGTTCGATGCTTTGTGATGTTGAGCCGGGAGCGATGGTGATTGTTGAAGCGTTCCGGTCTGTTGGTAGGTAAACACCAGCCGTTGAATAAGTTACTGATTCAATAGCACCAAGAGTAGGCGTTGATGGCGTTGACCATGTAACGCCATACATGTCTGTTGCTGGTGAATATGTGTTTATACCCGCATTGATTCCGTATGTATTCGTCAATATTGCCAGTGTTGATAATGGGTTTAGCCCACTAATACGTGTATATCCAGAATCAATAATTGACATTGGATTTGTAGCTGTTGTCACACTTGATGCCACGTTAGTTAGCGTCGTTGGAGCAATGATGGAATTGTATGTTTGCACGACCTGTCCATTATTTGCAGAAGCAGAAATGCCTGTGCTTCCACCATAAATAAAACAGTTGGATATAGATGACGCGAAAGACGTTGAACAAGTGGTAAATACAATTCCTGTACCAGATGACAAAACTGTACAGTTTGCAATTGTCACACCACCCATACTGCCAGATGTTTCGCTTTGTATTGTCAGCCCGTTAGGCTCGTTATTTACATTTAGCTTTAAAAATAAACAATCTTTGATAGATGTATTACTATTCCACGCAGTCGCAGTAGGCTTACCAAGAACTGTAATTGCATTCCAAAATTGACAATTTGTAAACACTGGCCCCTGTCCGCCAGCCGTCACATAAAATAATGGGCCATATGCAGACGCTTTTGGAATCTGCATAACATTACAATTGGTAAGAACGTGTCCTTGACCTTCAAACCACATCATACGTCCGAAATACGGTGAACCATCTAAACCAATACCTTGTAAACATATATTCTGCAATGTGACATAATCTTTAATCATTGTCAGCATTGTGCTCCCACTTGGAGTGACACTGTTTGTTGTGTAGTTTGTCCATATAACTGGACCAGCACTTACACCGGAAAATTGAATCGCTTGCGGATCTCCAATAAATGTTATCTGTTGGCCTGAGTTCGCTGGATTGGAAAATGCTGCCGTATATGAACCACGATAAGTACCAGGGGCAAAATAAACAGTGTCACCAACACCTACACCAGTTGCACCTATAGCTTTTGTGACTGTTTGCCATGCTTGTGCAATAGATGGCCCAAGACCAGTATTTGAGTCTGATCCATCAGTACGTACATAATAAGTTGCCATTACTCAGCAGTCCCATTCACGATTTCTTGAGCCATCACAACTGCGAACTGATTGCAGTAGTTCTGTTGAAACTGCGCGTCCTGTAAAGCCCACCAAGCAAAAACACTTGTTCCATCAGGGCCAAATGTGCCGAGTAGGTTGCCCTCGTTATCGGTGATATCACCAAAAGCAATCCAGTCACCGGGGACATTCGGATTAGGCTCCAAGCGGTAGTTTTGCAGGTTCATTTGCCAACCTTCAGCGCATTGATTCCCGTACCCTTGAAAGGCATCGTGAGGAACGCCAGCACACTGCTCACCGCAGCGGAGACACCCGCCGCTACCGCCTTGCTTCCGTAGAGTGCAAGCACTGCGCCGAGCTCGGCAATGTCGTGTGCTTCGCTTGTCCGGATGCCATCACCGAATACCGAGGTGAATGCAGCTACGAAAGCCACGATCACAACGACCACTAATCGGTTTATTACTGCCTCCAACGCGCTGACCTTGTTTTCAAGTTTACCGAGTCTCTGTTCGATGCGGCGCACTTCCTGCTGCTGCCCGTCTAAGGTGTTTATAATGTGTGCCACCTGAGTCTCCAGTCGCGTCAACCTGACCTGTATAGCAACCCATGCGGCACCGATACTAGTAACAGTTATAAAGGCCTGTATGCCAATGGGAACCCACGCCTCTGCCGTCATGATGTACGCTCCACCAGCCCTACGTGCTGTACTAAAAGTTCTGTCTGCCCAAAGTCTGACCCGATCACATCGTAATACTTCGAGTCATCACCCACCCGGTAAACCCTATCCTGCGGCATGACATCAGCACCGACAGCGACAATCAGCGTCCACTGTGCAGATGACTGGATGCCACCGCCTACGATAGATTCCGTGTCACTCTGGTTGGTTAGCCTGGCGTTATACTCGGCAACCTTGCGCCATGTCTCAGTAGCACCACCACGGCCATCTTCGGTCAAGGTGAAGCGGTGAATCTCTACCCGGTCTTGGCAAAGGTTGCGTACCATGCCAGCGCTTAGGGTTGCGCGGAGTATCGGACTCATGCGAACACCAGGGGGCGATATCGTTCAGCCATCGAAAGGCAATGTGCTTTGAGTTGGGAGAGCTTGACATCGCTCGTGCCTTCCTTGGCATCAATGTCTGAAGCGCAACGGCTAGCCTTTATCATCCACGCTTGCCGGGTGGCTGTCCTTACATCGTAGCGCTCTACATTGATCGGCCCTTGGTCTACCCACATCAGGGTTGGGTCTCCTGTGCCGTCTTCCAAGGTAAAGCCCTTGACTTGGTAGGGAGCATACACAGGGTAATCAGGTTGTGTCGTGCCTGATGTTCCAGCAACTCGGCACTCGTAAACCCTGCCGTTGGGCGTTGTAGGCACTACACGGTCACCGACAGCATAGGTGGTGCTAGCCG